CCCGGCTGGCGACAGGAGATCGAGCGTGTATGGGTGCCGGGGCACACGACCAGGCTGCGGTACATGTACGACTGGGGCAACGGCGCTAGGTTTATGTACGAGAAGATACACGCCAGGTCCGGCTACCACTGGCACCACCCCTGCCACGAGTACCCAAGGCCCGACATGAGGATCGTTGAGAGGCGCGCGTTTACGGACAAGCTGCTCGTGACCCACCACCCCGACCCCAGCAAGAGCCGCGGCCAGTACCTGGACCTTTTAAAGATGTCGGTGGCCGAGGACCCCAGCTGTCCGCGCAACTCGTTCTACTACGCCCGCGAGCTGACATTTTACAACCGCTGGAACGATGCCACGCAGGCGTTGCATCGCTACCTAGAGAACCCAAACGCGACCTGGGACAGCGAGAGATCCTTTGCAATGCGTTTGCTTGGCAAGTCGTACCAGGCGCTGGGCGACAAAGACAAAGCACACGAGTGGTTCAAGAAGGCCGTAGACCAGGCGCCCAGGCTGCGCGAGCCGCTGGTCGACCTGGCAAAATTTTATTATGAGGCGCAGGACTGGGAGAAATGCTACGCAACCGCCAGCATGGCGCTGCAGGTCTTGGACAGGGAGACGTCTTACATCAGCAACCCCGAGGCGTGGGCCGACCTACCGCACGATTTACTGGCGATATCGGCCCACTACACCGGCAGGGTAGAGGAGGCGATCAAGCACGGCCAAGAGGCCCTGAGACACAAACCACAAGACGAGCGCCTACGCAACAACCTGTCCTGGTACCAGGGCGCACAACAGAGGGCGGCATAACATGGCAGCATCCGGAAAAACACCAATCTCACTTTACCACAGCACGACCCCCGCCGCCGTACCCAGCGCGGCAAACCTGGTGCCGGGAGAGCTCGCGCTTAACACGGCAGACGGCAAGCTGTACTACGAGGACAACCTTGGCGCGGTTCAGCTGCTTGCATCGGTCGGTAATACAGGAGACGTCACAGGACCCGCGTCTGCCACAGACAACGCAATCGTTCGTTTTGACGGAACGACCGGTAAGATAGTCCAAAACTCTGTCGTAACAATCGCCGACGGCTCTGGCAACATGTCTGGCGTTGGCTCAATTACGTCCACTAGCGCGTCGGGCGTGCTAACACGCACGGCCGCAACGCAGGACGGGGTTGCCTTGGTCGGTGGAGCAAGCGGGACAAGCTCTTACATCTCAACGATCACACCAAACTCGCTAAGTGCCAACAGGACCATCATTCTGCCGGACGAAAACACGACAATGGCCGGCACCGATGCAGCGCAGACCATTACCAACAAAAGAATTAACCCGCGCGTGTCTAGCACGGCATCTACGTCTTCCATAACGCCAGACGTTGCCTCGTTCGACCAGTACAACATTACGGCCCTGGCGGTTACGCTTACAGTAAACGCCCCCACCGGGACACCGGTCGATGGCAGCAAGATAATTTTACGAATCCTTGACAACGGCGTAAGCCAATCAATTAACTGGAACCCAACCTTTACGGTGATAGGCGTGACGCTTCCCACGTCGACCACGGCAAACAAGACAACTTACGTCGGGTGCGTGTACAACGCAAACAACACCCGCTGGGACGTGGTTGCAGTAACCACGCAGGTGTAGCGCATGGCAAACAGGTACTGGGTTGGCGGAGCAGCAAATTGGGACGGCACGGCCGGAACTAAGTGGTCCACAACGTCCGGCGGCGCCGGAGGGGCGGCCGTCCCAACATCATCCGACGACGTATTTTTTGACGCAAACTCTGGCGGGAGCACCGTTGCAATCCTTGGCACGGCCATTGCAAGGTCTGTTACGTGTACCGGATTTACCGGGCAACTAACATCTGGCACGCTATTCTTATACGGCGGAAACCTTACATACAGCGCCACAATGTCTGGCAGCAACGCGGGCCCCGACTATACGTACATAAACGGCAACTGCGTCATAACCACCGCAGGAAAAACTTTAGCCCCCAATTCATCTGGCATACTGTCCATTTCCGCATCAAGCGGGACCGTCTCCCTGGCCGACAACCTTACGCTGGGCAACACCAGTACGTTAGAGGTATTATCTGGCACATTTACAACAACGGCAAGCAACTACAGCATCAGCGCCGGATATTTTAGCAGCGTCTCAAGTTTATCAAGAACAATTTCATTAAATGGCAGCTTGGTCAATTTGTTTGCCGGCGGAAATACTACCTTAAATTTTACTAGTAACTCAGGGTTAACGTTTAACGCCGGAACGTCTAACATAACCCTCCAAGCAAACGGGCCCTACATGCTAACGGGCCCAAACAGCTTGACGTTTAACAACGTAACGTTCCAATTAACTGGCTCAAACGATTCATACATGTCAGGGCCCTTAGTTTTTAATAACCTGACCGTTGTTCCTTATTCTAGCTACTGCATTCCATTTTATGTCAAAAACAACATAACGGTAAACGGCACGCTTAATGTTTCAAGTGCCAGCGTAACCACCAGAGTCTTTCTTTCTTCGGAAAACTGGCTAAACGGGAGTGTTGTCGACGTAACGGCCGCGGCCGTAAGCGCAACCAACTGCGACTTTAGGTGCATATCAATCACGGGGGCTGCCTCCCCAATCAGCCCAACGGGCGCAGGAAACTGCGGAAGCAACGCCGGCATAACCTTTCCGGTGTCTAAAACTGTCTACTGGAACCTTGCGGGGTCTAATCTTTGGACCGACAACGGGTGGGCCACAACCTCCGGGGGGTCCCCCGCAACCTCAAACTTTCCCTTAGCACAAGACACGGCCGTCATTGATGACAACGGCGCCGCGACCGCTATAACGCTTTACTCAGGCCACAACATAGGGACCCTTAACTGTGGTTCACGAACAATTCCGGTATCACTCGATTTTTATGGTAAAAGATTTTGCGTGTACGGGTCCCTTACCATGGGCAGCGGAGTAACGCTTACGTCCAGCTCTCCCGCCGTAGACGCAACATTTTCTCCTCGCAGTGCCACGGTTAATATAACATCTGCCGGCAAGGTCTTCCCTTGGAATGTATGGATTGCGTCTGCAGGCAACACCGTGCAATTGTCCGACAACTTTGAAACTACAGCCACAACTTACGTGGCGGCAGGAACGCTAGACCTAAACAACTTTAACTTTACTACCTCCAGCGCGTCCCTTGGAAATGTTTTTGCTGGAAATACTCTTATATCAAAGTTTGTTGCTTTTTCTACGTCTGGTCAGATGACGCTGACTGGAAACAGTAAGACTATTTTTAGTAATACGGGAAACGCCGTGTATTACACAGGAACGTCAAACGTCGTGTGTAACTACACCGGGTCCGTAGGATTTAGAACAATCTACAGCAGTTCAACAGAATCAAACTCTTTCTCGTTTTATGTAACCGGCGGGTCTGACACTATTTCTCTTTCCACGTCAGCCAATTTTAAAAATTTAAATTTTACAGGTTTTAGTGGAACCCTCTCTCCTAATGTTGCGACCACAATATATGGGGACCTGACAATATCGTCTGGGATGTCCCTTAGCTCAACCTCCCTTTCAACATCTTTTGCGTCTTCTACCACGCAAAACGTAACATCAAACGGAAAAACGTTTAACTTTCCCGTTTCAAAGACTGGCGTTGGTACTTTAACAATGCTAGACAATTTGACACTTGGCACGTCACGAACGTTTACGTTATCTAGCGGAACCCTTAACCTTAACGGGTTTAACTTAAGCGTTGGAGTTTTTGACTCCTCTAATAGCACCGCCCGATCCATTTCGTTTGGGTCTAACAACATTGCCCTTACAAGCACCACAGCATCAACAACGGTGCTGTCGATGGCAACTGCTACTAACTTTACTTTTACTGGAACTGGAGCATTTACCAGAAACATGGCCGCAACGGCCACGGTAAGTTTTGGTATTAGCGGGGGCACAACATCAAACGCGCCCAACTTAACCGTAAGCGCCGGTTCTTCTCAGCTAGATATTGGCAGCGGGAGCTATTTTAAAAACGTAAATTTTACAGGGAGCACATGCGATGCGCAAGGCACATACTACGCCTGCGGAGACCTTACGCTGGCATCGGGCGGTACATATTCAACGCTTCAGCCATACTTTATTACATCGGCAACGCTCACAGGCGCCGGAAAAACGCTTGCTAATACCGAGATTAACGGAACAGGGATAACGGTTACTTTAAACGGCTCTTGCAATGTAGGTACGGGGAGTACATTTTTTCTGACCGAGGGAACGCTTGACCTAAACGGCAACGCCCTAAGCGTGGGCTCTTTTAGTTCCGCGGGGTCCAGTGCCCGCTCAATTGCCTTTGGCTCGGCAAACATTGCACTTAGCAGCACTGTACCAGGGACAATTATTTTGGGCATGAGCGTTGCCAACAACTTTACCTACACGGGCACGGGCGGGTTTACCAGAAACATGACAAATTCAGCCACCGTTCAGTTTGGGTCCGTTTCTGGTGGCACAACCTCAAACGCGCCCAACCTAACCGTAACCGGCGGCTCACTTACATTAACTATCACATCGGGCAGCTACTTAAAAAATTTAGTTTTTACTGGTGGCACCAGCACCGTCACGGCAAGTAATTTAAACGTCGCCGGAAACCTAACCCTAGCCTCTGGCGGCACCTACACGGCCGTTGTCCCGACTTTTGTCGCGTCTGGGACAATTACAAGCAACGGAAAAACCCTTGGCAATACTACAATTAACGGCTCAGGCATTACCATAACGCTGGCGGATGCGCTAACCTTGGGTTCGACCAGAACCCTGACTTTAACTCAGGGCACGTTTACCGCCAACAATCAAAACGTCTCCACGCCATATTTTAATTCATCCAACACAAACACAAGAACCCTCAACATGGGCTCTGGCACGTGGACAATTTCTGGTTCTCCTACAATCTTTTTTCCTGCGTGGGAAACAACCACAACTACAAACTTAACTCTAAACGCCAACACCTCAACAATAAGCATGACAAACGCCTCAGCAAAAACTTTTGCCGGGGGCGGGTTAACATATTACAACCTTAACCAAGGCGGGTCCGGAACGTTAACGATCAGTGGCTCTAACACCTTTAACGACATTACCAACAGCGTCCAACCTGCCACGGTCAGCTTTACATCTGGAACAACCCAGACCGTGTCCAACTTTAGCCTGCTGGGTACTGCGGGTAACTTAATCACCGTCAATAGCACCTCTGCCGGTTCGCAGGCCTCTCTATCAAAAGCGTCCGGTATTGTAAGCGTTAACTACTTGTCAATTAGAGACAGCAACGCCACCGGCGGCGCACAGTGGTACGCCGGAACAAACTCAACCAACGTAAGCAACAACACGGGTTGGATTTTTACGGCCCCTCCGCCCTCAGGTTTTGGAAACTTCTTAGCATTTTTTACGTAAGGTTTAAAAATGGAAGACTCCGTAGAGACAAAGCTGGCCGTGCACGAGGCCGTGTGCGCGCAGCGATATGAAAACATAACCAAGCAATTAAACGACGGCGACAAGCGGATGAACAAGATCGAGTACCTGCTATATGCAACAATCTTGGCCGTATTGTTTGGCCCCGGCGTGGCCGCAGAGTTTATTAAAAGACTGTTCTTGGGGTAGCCTTGGCCCAGCTACCTGACCCCATCGACCCATCAAAGGTCGTACAGACGGCCCTTGGCGGTATCAAGGAGGCCCTCAAGGCCGGCCGTGAGATCAAGGAAACGGCCAAGGAGGTAAACGCCTTCCTGGACGAAGAGGCACGCGCTCGCGTGGCCTTTAAGCGCCGCCAGCAAGAGGTACAGCGCCGCGGGGACATGATGTACATCGACGCCATCAACGAGTACCGCGTCCTGTTTAACATACGCCAGGCCAAGGAGCAGGCCTTTAAACAGATAGAAAAAGAGTTTGGAAAGAGGGCCGTGCAGGAGGTTACGGCGCTCGAGGAGAGGCTGCGCAAAGAGAGGAAGGACCTCCAGCGAGAGTATGACTCAGACCGCCGCCAGACGCGTAACGAGTGGCTGATCATCGGCCTTCTCGGTCTTTTAATTTATGGAATCTTAAAAATGACAAAGGTGTGGTGATGATAGGAATAGACGCAATACTTAAAATTGGCGAGAAAGTACTTGACCGGGTCCTGCCGGACCCGGCCGCAAAGGCGGAGGCGCAGGCCAAGCTGATGGAGCTGGCCCAGAAGGGCGACCTTGCAAATCTCCAAGCAGAAGTTGATTTTGCAAGGATCGACGCTGAGGACCGTGACTCTGCCAGAAGCCGTGAGTCTGAGATGGCAAAGGCAGACGTGTGGGACCTCACAAAAAACATCAACACCGTGCTGGCCATAGGCGTAATCGCGTTGTCCTTCATATTATTCGCGGCCCTCATGACGATCGAGGTCAAGAGCATGGCCAAGGACATTTTGATTTACATACTGGGCGTGTTGTCTGCGGCGGTGACCCAGATACTGTCTTTTTACTTTGGGTCCAGCCAGGGCTCTAAAAACAAACAGGCAGAGATCGACAAACTGATGGGGGGTAACAAGTGAACCTATCGCCAAACTTTACGCTTGTAGAGATGACCAAGTCCGAGACCGGCCTGCGCCTTGGTATTAAGAACGAGCCTAACGAGGAACAGCTTAACAACCTGATGCAGCTCGCGCAAAAAGTGCTGCAGCCAGTGCGTGACGCTTTCAAGAAGGGGGTCAAGGTAAACTCCGGCTTGCGGGTTCCGGAGCTTAACAAGGCCGTGGGCGGGTCGCCAACGTCCGACCACTGCCGGGGACAGGCCGCGGACATCGAGATCCCTGGCGTCTCAAACTACGCCCTGGCCAAGTGGATACAGGACAACCTGGAGTTTACGCAGCTTATACTTGAATTTTATACCCCCGGCGTGCCTGACTCTGGGTGGGTACACGTCAGCTACGACCCCAAAGACCTCAAGCGACAGTCAATGACGGCCGTTAAGCGGGACGGCAAGACCGTATATTTACCGGGCCTTGTGGCCTGATTTTTGTGCATAAGTAGTAATAGATCCACCCACCTTAGGAGAGAAACGTGGAAGGCTTTAAATCAAACCCCAAGATGAAATCAGACATCGCCTGCTTCAAAGAGGGCGGATCGGTGTACAGCTCACGGACACACAAGGAAGACCCCAAAGAGGCCGCCGAAGACAAGGCCATGGTCAAGAAGGGCATCCGCCAGCACGAGACGGCCAAGCATAAGGGCCAGGAAAAGACCGAGATCAAGCTCAAGCAGGGCGGTCGCAGCAAAAAAGACGGCGCCAGCGTGCGTAAGTACAAGGCCGGCGGCGCTATCGACATGAAAAAAGACAAGGACGACAAAAAGTCCATCGCCCAGGTCAAGAAGACAAAGGCCGGCAAGGCAGACGCCCCCAGCGCAGCCGTTGGCAAGAAAAAAGAGTCTCCCAAGACCGACAACAAGCCAGCCAAGAAGACCATGACCGCGTCTATGGTCGGCCAGCTGCCTGCCGCCCCAGAGGCCCCCAGCGCCGCCATGTCGATGCCGGAAGGCCAACCAATTGAGATGATGGCAGACGGCGGATACTTAGACGGCGGGATCATTGGCCAGGGCGTGACCTCGGACTACGATCGAGAGCTGCAGAAGCGCAGGATGATGCGGCCCAAGCAGGTCCCGGAGATGTACCCGCCCGGCATGCAGGTACCTCAGCCGATGCAGCCCAGCGCTATCCCTCCCATGGGACAGGGCATGTCAGCGCCCGCGTTGGGCGGTGGGATGGGTGCCGCGGCCGCAAGTGGCCCCATGGGCAACGCAGCACCGCGCGGCACGATCACCGACGAGGAGCGCAACCTGCTTCGAGGCCTGCAGGCCGTTGGTCGCTACTCAGGCGGCGGGAGCTGCTAAGATGCCGATTGAGTCAAAGGCCCAGCAGAGGGCCATGTACGCCGCCGCGGCCGGTAAGTCAAACATTGGCATCCCCAAGAAGGTCGGCAAAGAATTTGTAGCGGCGGGGCCGGCCAAGAAAAACCTGCCGGAGAAAGTTAAATCTAGCGCACCAAAGCGGGCATCCGGCCGCGGGAGATAAGCTGTGGCCTACTCAGGCACCACAAACCAGACCAAGATAAACGTTGGGCAACTAATCGAGTACGCCTTCCGCGAGAGCGGAAAGTCGTCCGAGGAGCAGACCGCGCAGTACATCGTCGCAGGCAAGCAGGCGCTGTTTTACATCCTGCAGAACCTCTCCAACCGCGGCGTAAACCTGTGGATGCTCGAAAATAAGCTGATAGGCACCGTCAAAGACCAGACCGTCATAACCTTGCCCGAGGGTACCGTCGACGTTCGAGAGGCTAACTGGCGCTACATCGTGACGCCAACCATCTCGGCCGCGTTGCCGGCCAGCAACCCAGACTCCGCAAACCTGTTCGACCAGGACCTCTCAACCTTTGCCACGTCCGACCCACTAGACAACTGGTTTGGGGCGGGGTTTACGGGCGGCGAGAGGATCTACCAGGTAGGATTTAACTCCTACGGCGTTCAAACGTTTAACTTTGTATTTGAGACAAGCTCAGACGGGATTACCTGGACGGTGCGTAAGACACTGCCGGCCATTACGCTTCAGGACCGTGAGTGGTACTACTTCACCTTTGACCCGACCCCCGAGTACAACTTCTTCCGCGTGCGCGAGACCGTGGCCGGCACGTTTTCACTTAGGCAGCTGTCCTTCTCATACACGCAGCAAGACATACCTTTATCAAGGCTAAACCGAGACGATTACTGGAACCTACCAAACAAACAGTTTGAGAGCCAGAGATCGCTGCAGTATTGGTTTGACCGTCAGATTACGCCGCAGATGTATCTGTGGCCCATACCAGACAACGACTTCCAGCTATTTCAGCTCATCATTGAGAAACAGCTACAGGACGTCGGCAGCTTGTCTAATGAGCTGTACGTCCCTAACCGGTGGATAGCCGCAATTCAAAAAATGCTATCGCACCAGCTATCGCTGCAGATCCCCGGCGTTGACCAAAACAGGATCGTCTACCTGGAGGACCAGGCCAACAAGTGGCTGGCGCAGGCAGAAAACGAAGAGCGAGACAAGTCGCCCATCTACTACGCACCCAACATCAGCTACTACACGAGATAACAGATGCCAGCATACGTAATGACCTATGATTCGCTGGTCGAGGACGTGATACGCTACTCAGAGCGTGACGATACCTCATTCGTGCAGCAGATCCCTCGCCTTATTGCAATGGCGGAGCAGGAGATCGCGGCACAGATTAAGACGCTGTGGGAGCTGAACGTGGTCACGACCACGCTGGTGCCAGCGACTGGCACCCTATTGAAACCCACGCGTTGGCGAAAGACTGTCTCGATGAAAATTAACGGGGAGCCGGTACTGCACAGATCGCAGGACTACGTTGCCCAGGTTCAGGTAGAATTTTCACAAGGAGAACCAAAGTATTATGCAGATTATGACTACAATAACTGGGCTCTTGGCCCAATTCCGGACAGCGGCTACACGGTTGAAATCATTTACTACAGCCTTGTACAACCGCTTGATTCAACAAATCAGCAAAACCTTATCACGCAAGTAGCGCCGCAGGCGTTGCTGTTTGGGACCTTGTTGCAGGCCCAGGGTTACCTAAAGTCTCCAGACAAGCTCCAGCTGTGGAAGGGGATGTACGACAATGCAATGCAGGCCCTGAAGGCAGAAAACGCCAGCCGAAACATTGACCGCAACACCAACGTGATGGAGCCGTAAATGCCGACGTATGTATCGCCATTTACTGGGGACGTTGTACAGCCTACCGACGTAAGCTACCAGTCCCTTACGTTTTCTACCAACCAAGAGCTGTCCTGGCCGGACAGCACAATACCTGGTGGCAGTACCGTGGTTGCGGCGAGGATCATAGACTGCATCGCAAACGCGCCAGGTCTATCAATTCGCCTGCCGCCGGCCAATCAGATATCTGTCGGAACCGATATTCTTTTTCGTAACCGAGGACTGGAAGACTTTGTAGTTGAGGACTACACCGGAAGCAACGACGTAACCATAGCCGCTGGAACCGCGCGGTACTTCTACCTGGTAGACAACAGCACCGCCGCCGGGGTGTATCGCAACTTTACCTACGGCGCCGGCACCTCAATAGCAGACGCTGCGTCTTTGGTCGGCAGTGGCCTTACGACCATGGCAGGGAAGTTGGAAACCTCAACGGACGTGGTGGAGGTTTCCGTCGCGCCATCTCTTGATGAAACCAGTCGGGCCCTGGCCTACGTATGGACCAGCGGGGCCGGTACGTTTAACCTCCCGGACCCCGCAACGATTGAGCCGGGTTGGTTTATCATGGTGAGAAACGGAGGAACCGGCGCGCTTACGATTACGCCGTTTACCGGATCTCTGATCGACAACACCAGCACCTCAACGTTTTACCCGTCAGACTCGGCAATCATTGTCTACGACTCCGACACGGATAACTTTTTTACGGTGGGCTTGTCCCGTCAGACAACCGTGGTCTACACATCGGCCACCTACGACGTAGACTCAATCGTAGGCAACACCATGAGCCTGGTAAGTTTTGCCCCCACAATTCAGACCTACGTGGCGTTTACTGGGGCCAGGACTCAGACACTTACGGTGACGCTGCCCGCAATCACTCAGCTGTACGTTATATCGAACACCACAAACCAGCCGGGGTACAGCGTTGAGTTTCAGGTCTCTGGTAGCATACAGCCCCCAATTCAGTTTGGCGATGGCGTTACCGCCATTTTGTTAAGCGACGGGACAAACCTGACCACCATCGCAACGACTACCGTGACCGGTTTATTCCTGGCAAATGACGGCACCGCGCTGGCGCCAACGTTTAGCTTTATCAGCGATACAAACACCGGCTTGTACCGGTCGTCGTCTGACGTTCTAAACGTGACCGCCGGCGGCCAAGATATATTTGAGTTTAATGCGTCAAACTTAAGCAGCCTGCAGGTGTCTACGCCGGCAGAGTTTAACGCTGGCATTATTTCTGGTGGCACGTTCTAATGGCGCAGCAGTTAGACCAAAACCTTGGAATGATCTACACCCTCGGCGTGCAGCCGGGGATAAAACGCGACGGTACAAGCTTTGAGTCAAGAGAGTTTACCGACGGCGTGTGGGCAAGGTTCCAGCGAGGAACACCCCGTAAGACCGGCGGGTACCGTCAGATGTTTAGGGATTCCAACGGTATCGCGAGGGGCATGATTGTAAACGCGTACAACGGCCTTAACTATTTGTTTGCCGGCAACGCCACAACGATCGACGCGTTTACGACCGGCACCACGCTCGGTGCCGGTAACGGTCCTTTCCCCTGTGTCATGAACGTCGGGTATGCTGAGGAGCCAGTTATTGCCACCGGCGTTAATGACTTTGACGTAACCGGAGACCAGACCGCAAAGTATCCGATTGGCACAAAGGTAGTCTTTGACCAGACACCTGGGGCCCAGATCTACACCGTAACCGGATCGGTATTTGTCGTTAATACAACCGTAACCGTAACGCCGGCCATGCCCGGCACGCCGCCAACCAGCGTATGGCTGGCCGATACGTACTACCAGCCAGATGTTGATAACCTGTGGCAGTTTGACATTCAGTACAACCCGCAGGGTGGGGCCCTTGAGGTAATTGCCCACCCAGGTCAAAACTTACTTAACATCGACAGCGGCTTTCAGACGCAGGTATACGCTGGCGATATTTTACCTGGCCCTGGCAACGTCTGGAATTTCTACGGGCTCTCAGACTCAGAGGGCGGCAACCCCACCTTTGCGCCAATAACGACCGATGGCGGGGTGTGCGTCCTGTACCCCTTTATTTTTATCTACGGATCTAATGGGTTTATCGCAAACAACCACGTAGATGCCGTATACACAGACCAAAACTTTAACGACTGGAACGGGCCACTTGCCAACCGGGTTAACATGACGGCCGGTAAGATCGTAAAGGGCATGCCGGTGCGTGGCGGCACCAACTCCCCGTCCGGTCTGTTCTGGGCTACCGATAGCCTTATCCGGGTGTCTTTTACAGGCAACCCGGCGCAGTACTGGAAGTATGACATTGTTTCTAGCCAGACCTCCATCATGTCATCGAATTGCGTCGTTGAAAGTGACGGAATTTTTTACTGGATGGGCGTTGACCGTTTCTACCTATACAACGGCTCGGTTCAGGTTCTCCCCAACGATAAAAACATAAACTGGGTGTACGACAACCTAAACTTTCAACAACGCCAGAAGGTGTGGGCCACTAAGGTGCCCAGATATAACGAGATCTGGTTTTTTTATCCGCGGGGCTCCGCAACCGAGTGCACCGACGCCATCATCTACAACGTCAAGGACAAGATCTGGTACGACGCGGGCCAGGCCCTTGGCGCTCGAAGATCGTGCGGGTACACGACGGAGGTCTTCCCCAGCCCGATATGGTTTGGGTGGGAGTACGTCGCGAGCTTCTCCAACCCGTACCAGGTGGCGGCAACCCCTGGCGCATCTCCGCCGCCCGGCCCCAACGAGCTGTACCTGGAGGGAGACGTGACGCCAGGGCTCCCGCCAAGTCAAAACTTTCAATTTTCTACCGTCGTTGGCGCTGATTTTTATACCGTGGTGAGCGTGTTGTATGACCCCGTGTCAAACACGACGTTCCTGGTGGCTAATGAAAATTTTTCAACTTACCCGGCAATTGGCGATAACGTATACCCCACCAACAACGGGTACACCATGTGGCAGCACGAGTACGGGGTCGATGAAATCAGCGACAACGGGACCCTGGCCATACAGTCCAGCATCACGACGTGTGACATCAGCTGGGTGGGCGGCGACCCGTCCCAGGACTCTGGTAAGGGCGTAAACCGCCGCATTCACCTGCGACGGGTCGAGCCAGACTTTGTACAGTCCGGCAACATGACGCTGCAGGTAATTGGCAGGAAGTTTGCTAGGGGCAACGAAGAGGAGTCCCCGGTCTTTACGTTCGGGCCAAACGATGGCAAGGTAGACCTGCGGATTGAGAACCGGGAGAGCCGTATTAAGTTTGAGAGCAACGTCGCCGGTGGAGACTACCAGATGGGCCGCGTGCTGGTCACGGCAGAGTACGGGGACGAGCGGCCATGAGCGCGCCCATCAACCAAAGCATTCCCTTTATCGCGACCGACAGCACGTGGGAGAGCTGGAACGGGAGCATGCTGCACTACTTTGGGCAGGAGCCCCTGCCGCGCGTTGATGAGGAGAACTGGCCGGACTTTGCGTTTCAAATGGCCGGGCTCCCGACGTTTATGTCGTACGGCATACCCAGCCCGGACAACTTCGATAAATGGCAGGACTGGGTCTCGATGGTCGTATCTTTGGTTAACGGGCCGACCGAGTAGGGGGTATAATCTTCTCCGTTTCTGCATTAGTAGATATAGGAGAAGATGAATGAATTTTCTGGATCTGTTTAACCGGCTGGCAAGGCTGGCCAAGCCGGCGGCGGCGAGTGAGCTGGTCGAGATAACCGACCCACAGGGGCCCCTGAAGGACACGGGAATTGACAGCCTGGACATGCTGATGATCACGGTCTACCTGTGCGAGATCTTTGGCATACCGGAAGAGGTCGGCAAAAACCTAAAGCCGGCCAGTGTGGCAGAGGTAGAGGCCTTCGTGCAACAGCACAAGACGAGGGACTTTGGTTCGGTAGAAGAGGCACTGGCGGCGATAACGTGATTTGGCTGACCGACTACCGGACGGCCTGCACGGACCAGACGCAGGCGCTAGAGGACCTGCCGTACCCGCAGCGGGTGCACATGTTCCCCGAGACCTACCGCAGGTCGGAGACGGGCCTGGTCTACCCGCCGCACAAGCTGGCGGATAAGGTGTTGGACCCGCAGCTGGTGGCAGACGTAAGGTCACGGCCTGGCAAGACGGGGTTCATACTGGCATCGGGCAACAGCCACTTCGCCGGGATGAACGGCAAGGAAAAGAAGACGCAGCTCTGGTACGACTACAAGATGCTGCCGATGACCCTGACCCAGGTATACGCCGGCCGCATAGCGCAGCAGATGGGGGCACAGGACCTGGTAACGACGGACGCGTCTGCGTGCGCCTCGTCGTTAAAGGTGATGATGGACGTGTACATCATGATCAACTTCTACGGTTTTAAGCGCGTGGTTGTTTTAAGTTTAGAGGACGCGGTATCAAACAACGTCCTGCAGTTCTTTGGTGAGTCGGGTGCATGCCTGACGCTAAAGCAAGAAGAAGAGAGCAAAGTTATTCCATCCGCGTTTGACAGTAATAACTTTGGTTTCTACGTGGCGCAGGGCGCGGTGCTTGCCGTGTTTGAAAGCGCAGACTCCGGCCACGCTAGATTGGTAAGCGCATACAGCGCGTCTGAGAGCAGCACCAACGCCATAGGGCAGCGAGACGATGGCGAGGGTTTTGTGAAGGCCATGCACGGCGCCATGAAGTACGGCAACGTGTCGCCGGGCAACATATCCGTGGTCAAAACCCACGGCACCGGCACCAGGTCCAACAACCTGGCAGAGGCCAGGGCGATCAAGAGCGTGCTGAACGATTTTGTAGCAACCTCATTAAAGCCAACAATTGGCCACACGATGGGGGCCTCGGGTTTGTTAGAAACCTGTGTACTGCTTGACAGACTAAAACAAACCGGCAAGGTGCCGGCAATTAAAAATAGGACCGAGCACGACCCAGTCTTCCTAAGTGAGGACACCCGGCCAAGGAGCGGAATGATCATGAGCTTAGCGGCGGGGATGGGCAACATAGACAGTGCCGCGATTTTTGACCCGAGGGTTTAATGGTTGACTCAAAAATGGAGCAGCTGAGCAACGAGGAGATTGTAGAGATCGCCGCTCAGAACACCGGCTCACAGTACTCACCGGAGCAGGTACGCGCCGCCATCATGGCAGAGGTGCGCACCCCCGACACGCTTGCCCTCCAACAGGGCAACACGCTGTTTGTCGTCCACCGGTCCAAGAAGGACCCGTCCGTGGCCGTGTTTCGCGCGCTAAACGCAGACACCGCACCAAACTACCTAGAGAACAGCTTCGTCTTTACCGAGACCATGCGGTCCATGGGGTTTCGTGCCATGGTGTCGACATTCTACGACTCCTCCATCCTGAACATATTCAAGTACATCTCACGCAACCCGCCATTCCCCGGCATGGGCTACCAGGTCAAGAGGACGCAGGACGGTGGGTTCTTTGTCACCGTAAACCTAGGCTCCGACCAGAACGGGCTGAGCGCCGTTAAGGGAAGTGCATAATGGCCGCGGTATTTGAAGCAGTCGGTGACGTAGTAGAGGCCGTCGGTGACGCCGTCGGTGACGTTGTAGAGGTCGCGGCCGATGTCGTTTCGGACGTAGGAGAGGCCGTTGGCAACGTAGTAGAGAACGCCCTTGAGAACCCGGTGGCGACGATCGCCACCATCGCCGCAATCGCGGCGGCGCCGGCCACGGGAGGGGCATCACTTAACTGGATACCCGCCATCAACGCCGCAAACACGCTGGCACAGGGCGGTGACTTTGAGGACGCACTTAAATCGGCGGCGATATCATACGTCGCGCAGGGCGTTGGCAACTACGTCGGCAGCCAGTTTGGCACCGCTGCGCAGTACGGCACGGACATTGGGTCTCAGCAGACGGCGATGCTTGCCTTGCAGAGCGGGGACATGCTGGGCGGTACGTTCGGTGGCACGGTGGGCGGAGCCGCTGGTTCTGTTGCGGCCGGCGCAACGGCGGCCGCGCTGTCTGGCGGAGACATTGACCAGGCCATGATCAACGCGCTCGGCAACTACGCCGTACGTACCGGTGTTAACTACGGCGTAAACGCCGCGGGCCGGATGGTGGACCAGTTTGGCAACGAGGCCCCGCCCGAAGTACAAAACGAGATAGCCTCCAACGCCGAAGACATTCGCTACGAGCTGGACAACATGTACAACCGTAGCCCGGACAACATCCTAACCGACTACGCAGAGGCCCCAGCATTTGACCCGTACGAGGTCGACAACGTCGGAAACGTAACGCAGGGCCAGGAGCTTGCCGGCATACCAGAGGTGCCATCAATTGACCCGTTTGAGGTCGACAACGTTGGCAACCGAAGCGAGGGCCAGGAGCTTACCGGTCAGGGACCCCAGACGGACGTTTCCGGCGCCGCGGGCAAGTACTTCAAAAACCAGTTCACCAACGCCCTGACGCGCCAAATCATGGGCGGCATGACGCCGGACAGGCCCAGCCCGATGGGTGCAAGGTTTAGAGATCGGCCGATGGCACTGGCCGGCGTACCTGGCGTCTCAGAGAGCTTGACGGGCCTTGGGTATACCAACATACCAGGTCCCGGCTTTACCATCCAAGACATCGAGCAGGAAGAAAACTTTACCCCGATCGGTCTGTGGGACCCGGGCATAAGCGAAGACTGGGACACAGACCAGAAGCTTGGCGGTCTGGGGTTTGCCGGAAAGTTTATCAACGAAGAGCAGCCGGACATAGACATCGAGGGCGAGGCAGAGATCGACACCGTTCCCGTCTCCTCGCAGGAAACAGGACAGCCGGACATGTCAGACATGACAGACCGCACGGTCGTTGAGCTGTGGGACCCAGACATAGGACAGGACTGGGGCACCGACGACAAGCTGGGCGGGCTGGGGTTTGCCGGCAGCTTCATCAACCAGGACGATAACTACATCAACGCCCAGGCAGACGAGCGCCAGAGGATCATGGACGAGGTAAAGCAGCGCGGCTGGATGACGGAGGAGGAGCGCGCCACGCTTGAGCAGGGCTCAGGGTTCTTCAACCCAGACGATAGCGACGCGCTGTCTGACGCATCTCCGTGGTACACAACAGAGTACGCGAAAGGTGGACACATTGACCACAACCCGGAGTTCTACTCAGAGGGAGGCGCCTCACTGGCTAACCGCTACGTCAAAGGTGACGGAGATGGCACCAGCGATAGCGTGCCTGCTATGCTGGCAAGCGGCGAGTTTGTCATCCCTGCTGATGTTGTGTCTGGCCTTGGAAACGGCGACAACGACGCTGGAGCTAAGGTACTGGATGAGTTTATGGCAGCAATAAGAAACCACAAGAGATCAACCAAACCAAGCGAGTTACCACCAGACAGCGAGGGGCCCCTCTCGTATCTTGAGAAAGCAAAGAAGAAGGTAGGAAAAAATGGCCGGTCTTAACGATCTAGTCACAAACAAAGAAACGACATCGACGTCGATGCCTGGGTGGTACTCATCCGCCCAGCAGAACCTTGTCAACCAGGCCACTGGCGTAAACGCGCCCGCCCTGGCGGATACCGCGGCACAGTCCGCGGTCAGTGCGTTCGGCACCGGCAGCCCGTTTACCGCGGGCCAGAACATACTGCAGACCATTGGGAGCGGGGCCGCTAACCCGTGGCTGGTATCGACGGACGCCACCGGCGCACAGACCGTATCACCAGACGTGTCCACCCCGCTGGGTGGTTTGTTTGCGGCACAGTCCGACTACCTAAAGCAGATCCTGCCAGACATCCAGGCAGAGGAGACGGCGAAGGCAATCTCAGGCGGCGGCCTTGGGAGCCGCATGAACCTATCAGGCATTACGAGAGAAACCGGCAAGGCCTATTCAGACCTGGCACAGAAGCAGATGCAGGCCGCGCTGCAGGCACAGCAGTACGGCGTATCGGCAGGTGCCGGCCTTAGCGACATCGGCCAGGAAATGGTCAAGTCCGCGCTTGAGACTGGCAAGTACCAGCAGAACGAGCCGTACGCCGACTTAGTAAATCTTGTTAACATTCTGGGTGGGATAAAACCTGAACAAAACGTAACCAAGTCGGTACAGCTCGGCGGTCTAAACCAGGTTATGGGGCTGCTGTCTGGGTTGTCAGGCGGCATGAAATCACTCACCGGCGACTACCTGCGAGACGCCAAGGGCAACGTCCTCACCGACCCCAGCGGCAAACCTATCAAAAGCCAGGGCCTACTTGAACAGCTCGGCATCAAGGGAGGGCTTACAGCGTTAGGCATAAACAAGCCAAACCAGTCAGCGCTTCCGCCCGTGTCACACACCAGCCCAGAATCCGGCGCCGTCTTTGACTCTGAGTCCGGCCTGACATTTGTCACCGGGGCAGACGGCCAGCAGTACTCAATTGACATCAGCGGTAACTATTACGACTCCAGCGGGAACCTGGTATGGTCCCCCGCCAGCGCATACCCAGACGAGTCATACGAGCAGGACAACCTGTACGGCGGTGACACCGGCTCGTTTGTTGACGAGTACCCTAACGATGGCTCAGGCAATTACCAGAGCCCTGACTACTCGTTTTGGGAGTAATGGCAATGAGCGGACTCTCGTACTTCGACAACGGCGGACAGACAGAAGAGCAAACACCTGTCACGGCACAGGTTAAACCAGTGCAGGGCAAGGGGCCTTACGCCGTTGGGTTGCCGACCGGTAACGTTCCGCTGAGCGAGGGCGTTCTGTCCTCCATGGAGCAGCTCTACGTAAACAAGATGATCCAGCAACAGGGCTTTATGGAGGCCATGAAGGACGCCGCCGCCTGGTGGTCCGGTGGCATCGAGGGCCCGACCGCGGCACTATCGCGACGGGCAAAGGAGCGAGAGGAGCAGACCGCAAACTTGTTCCAGCTTCAGACACAGATCGCGCAAAGCAGAGCTGCGCAGGAGCAGGCAAAGAGACAAGCGGCGGAGCTTACGTCGGCCGTTGGTGGGGCGGAGGGCCCCGGAGCCGCAGCTGCGTTTGGCGTTGAGCCAAGGGTTAGAAATGAGGTGCTTCGTTTAATTAAGTCTGGGGATGTAGCTGGCGCTAAAGGCGTGTACGACAACTGGTTTAAAACTGACCTGAACGAAACTATTAAGTTCCTCAACAACGCCGCGTCTTACAAAGCAGACGTTGAAATAATTGATGAAAACGGAAAGTACAACATTGTAAGCGCAATCGACGCTAAAAGATTATTTAGCGAGGGCAAGGCCAGGCCGACAGGCAAGACACTGGGCGGCACGAACGCGCCGGCAGCAGCACCTCCGGCAGCAGCACCTCCGGCAGCAGCACCTCCGGCAGCAGCACCTCCGGCAGCAGCACC